GCATTAAGCACGGCACCCACTTTGGTTAATATATCATCGGGTATGTCGGAACCCGTTGCCCGCATAATAATTTCGCTGGCCATATCAAGGGCCACAATCTCGGTGTCCTCATTCATGCCCACGTGCATAATGCCCTTATGCACGTAGTCAATCTCGTCCTGTAACTGTTCCTGTGTAACCGCTTTTGCCCAGGGCGGGTCGCCCTTGTCAAAGTCAGCATAGTGCTTGGCTATATGGGCCTTAACCGCCGCAACGTCGCCCTCGGGTATATCGGCCCCGCCACGGGCACCCATTAAGACAGCCGCACAGGCCGCCACGGCCCGCCACACGCAAGTATGGTCGCCGCCAGCCCTATGGTGCGGTAGTTTATAACTACCCTTTACCTCGGGGTCATCGCCTACCCAGGTGCACATTATTTTAAGGTCGTCAACCTCGGCGGCCCTTATCTCTTTGCCAGCATCCCACTCGCCTGTTTCGTCTAGCGGTGTCTTTTTATAGGGTATAGCCCCTTTAGTTTCAGCCAGCCCAGGGAGTAGGGCATGTATCGCAAACTGTGGTTCGGTATCGCCCTCGGCGGTAACGTCCACCAGTTCGTAGCTTTTGGCGTGGTCATCAACCCACTCCTGGGCACTGGCCATTGTCCAGCCGTATTCATCGTCCTTACTGAACAGATAAGTAACAATGACCTTGCACTCGCCGCAATAAAGGGCCTTAATACCCTTCTCGTCGCTAACTGTTATAGTTCGTATGCGGTGGTCGTCGTGCTTGCCCTCCTCCTCTTTAACGGGTATGCGTATGTAGTCCTCCGTTTCCTCGGGCTTGGTAACCGTGCCATCGGCCAGGCCCTTGTCCACCTCGTCCAGCAAAGCCACGGCCACAGGGTCGCCCTGGGCCTTGCCACGCATACCCTGTATCGCCTCACGGTTGCTGGGCACCACCACCTGGCTAACCTCTAACAGTTCCACCTCGGTGTAGCGGCGGTTGCCGCCGAAAAAGCCCTCGTCTTTTTCCTCGTCAATGGGTTCCCACTTCTTGGGTATAAAGCCCACACTGAAAGCCGCCATACCACGGCTGGCCAGGTAGAAGCCCCAATCGGCCTCGTCGTTGCCACGGCCAATGTAGTATTCAAGCCCCTGGGCCATAAGCCCCTCGTCGGTTACCTTAAGGCCCTTAAACTCGCCTATCTGTTTGCGGAGGTCGCCATACATGTGGCTGGACAGTAGTATAGGCCGCTTCATAAACTCCTTGAGCCACTTCTTAAAGGCGGCGGGCTCAATAACCTCCTCGTCCCTGTCCTCCGCACCCGTGCTCATGGGTATTACCATGTTGATTATGCCCGCCTGGGCATCAATCTCCTTTATCTCGGCACGGAAAGTTTTGTAAATGGTCTTCTCTTGCGTAACTGTCTCGTTTGGCATAATAGCCTCCTTATTCCATCACGGGCACCCAGGTGCATCGGCATTGCGGGTGCACTGGTATTAGTCCACGTGCTTCGTCTATGGGCCTCACATCGCCGTGGTAAGCCATACACTCATCACACGTGCGTTCATCAAGGGCGGCATAGAACTCGGCCTTGTTCAAACCTTCGCTTTCGTAGCCCCGCAAAGCACCCTCGTTGCTGGCGGCAATAACCTCCGTGCGGGCTACGAGTGTCGCCCGCCTTTCGTAACCGCCCTGGTAATACTCACGTATGCGTCGGGTTAGTTGCTGGGTGCTCTCGCCCTCCTCAAAGCCTATCGCAAGGGCCGCCCGTAATTCCTCGTAAGTTGTGCCGTTAACCATTTTGGCCAGGTTTAAGGAACGGTATGCTATCCACTCAAGGGCTTGCGGGTCAAGCACACCCTCCTGTTTGCCCGTATGCACGGGGCTTAAGGCCCCGCCTGTAGTAGCCAGGTCGTAGGCTTCCTCAAATACGTGGGCAATAAAAGGGTTAAAGTGGGTGTCCCAGGTAACCTTCGCACCTTCCTCGTTGAAAGCCTGGTCAAGTTGTGGCACCAGCTTCCAGGCTTCCGCAACCTCGTCCATCTGCTCAAACCACAGCCGCTTAAACAGCCGTTTGCACTGTAACTCGTCCTGGTCGGCCTTGTTGGCATATAGCCGCCACCGCACCTCTTTTTGTTCCTCGCTAAACTGCCTGTTAACCAGGCTTTCATGACGCTTCACCTTTTCGGGCATAAGCGTCATGGGTGTTAAGTAGGTTTCACCTTTTGCCGCCTGGGCATCGTAACCCAGCTTAACCCGTGCCTCCTCCCTGGTTATTATACCCACAGGCACCAGCTTGCTAACCTCGTCAACAATCTCCACCCTGTTTTCGGGCACGGGGTTTTCAAAGCTAAATTGCCAGCCGGCGTCAAACAGCGGCACAAGCTGTTCGTTAATCGCTTCCTTAATACGGGTTAGGGCGGGCTTAACCGTGTATTTGGCAAATATGTATTCGTCAGCTTCCACCCTGGCACGGCTACCTGGGCCCTCAAGGCCCATCATGCTGGTGGGTAGCCTGTAGGCCCCTATAATAGTTTCACGGTTAATTTTGCGTAGCCGCCAAAACTCCATGTCCCTATTGGTTAGGGCTAGGGTGTTGGCTTTGGCACCGCCCCACAGGAAGCCCGTTTTGCGGGCGTTACGCCAGCCTCGGTGTATCTCGTCCCACTCCATGCGTATCTTGTCCCTCTCGGACTTCTCGGGTATATCGGGGTATTCAATAATCATGCCTGGCGTAGCATCATTGTAGAACAACCGTTGCTGGTAGCGGGCGGCGTAGCGTTCACTGTCCAGGTCAAGGCTAATACTTTGGGCGGGCCCCAGGCCACGGTAACTGTTAGCTGGGTTAGGGCTCATTATATGTATCACTTCGGGAACCTCTAACCGCAACCGCCCGAAATTACGCCTGTATTCGTAATGGCTAATGTAGGTTTCCTGGCTGGGTATGATATACATGTATTGCGGCGGGGCCAGCCACATTTCGGCTGGCACACCCAGCTTGTTAAAGTTCAGCACCCAAAATGCCTCACCCACCAGGCCCAAATACATTTGCGTTAGCTGTATAAACTGATACTTGGTTTGGAACGGGTTAACATAGGCCCACATATCCAGCAACGGGTGGTTGTCCACCTCGTCGCCAAGTTGTGAGCCGTCCTTCTCGTAAAGATGCCATTTCACATCGGCCACAGCCTCGCTTATAAGGCTATTGGCCCCAAACAACCACCCAACATCACCGTAGGCTTTAAGGTATTGCTGGTAATTCCAGCTTGGCGGTATATCCATAACGGATATGGCCGCCCCACCCAGCTTAAAGTTAAGCCCTTTGAACCATTTGGTTAAATTAGGTGCCATAATTTACGCCTCAAATATCGCCCGCCGCCCTTGCATGTGGGCTACAATATACCGTTCTGCGTCCATAAAGTGGAACTGTTCCTTGTTTTCTATGGCCTCCGTCGGTTGCTGGCTCTCGTCCAGCTTACGGCGGTAGTCCTCTTTTTGACTTATGGTGTGGTGTAGCGTGTTAAAGTAAACCAGCTTGTTGCCCTGGTGCATGGCCCACACCCTGTCAATGCCCACCTCAACATCGGTAACCTTGCACTCCTGTAGGTGCCAGCCTTGCTCGCTAAACTCCCGCCGCCACTGGCGTTCACTACCCAGCGGGCTGGCGGCCTTCATCTGTATTGGTTCGCCTTTGCTTAATCCCTTAAGGTCGGTGGAATGTTGCTTAATACTCTTGTTGCCTTCCAGGTATTCACGGTAAGCAAACATGGTGCCCGCTGGCCAGCCCTGGTATTTTACGGGGTTCTTGGCATACCAAATAACAGCGGTGTGCACGGGCCCGTAGTCCTGGCCAACATACCTGGGCCAGCTTTTCGGTATCTTGAAGGGCGGTATAACGCACTTCTCACTGTCAAAGCTGGCGTATATCATGCCCACGGGCCGTTCAAACTCGGCCATATACACCATGCGGAAGCGGTGCGGTTGCATGGCGTTGGGCCCGCTTCTCATTTCCTCAAATACATGCTTCGGGAACGCTGGGTTAGCAATACTCGCCCACCGTTCCACGTGTATGTAATTGCCCTCGGCCTTGTCGTTTACCTCGGTCTTAAGCCAGCCCCTATTATAAGGGGTAGTGGTTATTAGCACCTGGCCGTCGTAAAGGCTCACCCTCTGCATGGCGGTCTGGTAAGCTATGAGGCTCATCATGCCGCCCTCGTCCAGCCAGTAACCTCTTACGGCGGCACCCTGCATGCTATTGGGGTTGTCGGCACTACCCAGGTAAACTTTGCCGTAGTCCGTGTTAAGTATCTTGGCCACAGCCTCGTAACGTGGGTGCCAGCCCATATTGCGGAACCAGGTTATCAGGTCGGGCCGCCTGGGGTCGGGGCTGTGTATGATAATTTTCTCAAGCATCGGGTATGTCGGTTCTGCCAGGCCCCACGCATACCCAGGGTCGTCTTTCATTCGTAGGTAAAGCCACCAGTAGCCAAGCTGTGTTTTACCGCCGCCCGTGCCCGCTATTGCCGCCAGGGTGCGGGCCCGTTCATCGGCCAGTAGGTTAGCTTGGCCACCAAATGGGGTTAGTTTAACCTCTGTCGGGCTCGTCGCCATTACCACTGGCTTTAACCTCTATCGGTTCATGGCCATTACGTGGCGGCTTAAACTCTGTGCCATCGGGCCACTGGAATATCACCGTTGGCGGCATCAACGGTTCACCTTCACCACCCGTAAGCTGGACAGGGGCCAGTGTGCCCATCAACTTGGCCAGCTTTTCCTCGGCATCAAGAGCAATACGTAAATACTGTGGCCGTAAATACTCGGCCTTGTTGGTAAAATCAACCCACGCCTGGTGCACAATGTCCAGCAAGCGGCTTACCTGTTCGGTTCGCTTCTCGTCCAGCTTGCAGCCATCACGCTTAACCCACTCCTCCCTACAGGCCTCCACGTCCAGGTGCACGGTTATGTGGGTGGTCTTCTCGCAACCACGCAACGGGCTACCAGGGTGGACGGCCTCCGCCCGCACCATTTCGGCTATGGCCCGTTCACTGTTACCACGCAACCATAGCTGGCCCACCAGCACCCGCCGCCTGTGCGTTAAGCCTTTCGGCGTTCCACCTTTATTACGTTCTGCCATTAGTCGTTACCTACCTTTACAGCTTGCTTTCCCGTGAAGTCCTCCCACCGCTTGATAATCACATCACAGTAATGCTCGTCTATTTCCATCATAAAGCAACGGCGGCCTAGCTTCTCACAGGCTATTAGAGTTGAGCCTGAACCACCGAATAGGTCAAGGATTGAGATGGCGGCCTTCCCATAATCAGAAAGGATATTTGTTATCAAGCCAACTGGCTTTTGTGCAGGATGATAACGATGTAAACCTTCATCCTTGCGACTACCACTACGTGCATAACCGTCCCACAATAATTCGTATTGCTTAACAACCACACCTTTAATATTTGTCCAAGCCAATTCACAATCAGAAAAGCTGTGGTCTTCCATACGCCTCATTTTATCCCACACAAACCAGACACCACCAAAAGGCAGTAAATGTGCATAATAATTACCGCCCCAAATTACAGATATCGGGGCCAATTTCAATAGCGGCAATAGGTCAAATTGACGGTCATCACCTTTAATCTGCCGCACCGTTCTTGAGGGCACACCTTTTGAGCCACCGCCAATTTTGCCATCACTACCCACGACATTTATTCCATAAGGTGGGTCAGTAAACACCATATCCGCCTTCTCTCCGCCCATCAACCTCTCCACATCCTCTCGCTTGGTAGCATCCCCGCATAAGAGCCGATGATTGCCCAACTGCCAGAGGTCGCCCGTCTTGCATAACGGTTCCACGTCCTCGGGCACGGCATCATCATCGGTTAAGCCCTCACTCGGCACGTGGAACTCGGTCATCATATCTTCCAGGACTGTCTCAGTGAAGCCCGTTAGCTCAAGGTCAAAGTCGCCCGTATCTATCTCCTGTAGCAAGTCCTTAAGCATGGGCCTATCCATTTCGGCCAGTTCTGCAATGCGGTTGTCGGCCAGTAGGTCGGCCCACTCCTGGGCTTCGCTTTCGTAGTCCTGGTAATCAACGGGCACCTCGGTTAAGCCTAACCGTTCTGCGGCGGTTAGGCGGGCATGGCCCTTAACAATGAAGCCGCTACGGGTGCTTACCACAATAGGGTTACGCCAGCCCTGGTAGTCAATTATCTTAGCCAGCAAGCGTAACTGTTCCTCAGGGTGGGTGTTCGGGTTCCGTGGGTTAGGCACCAACTTGTGCAACGGCACCATTTCGTCGTAGGCACAGTTAACTAATACTTTGGTTTCCATTCGTTACCTCAAGGATAAAATCTTGGAACGGGCCGCCGTAGCCGCATATCGGGCACGCTTCCCATTCGTAGGGCTGGCCAATGTAAACGTAGTAGTAGACACATTGCGGGCACCGCATTTTATAACAGTTACGTGTATAATCCTCCCGCACAATATACACCGCCCATCATCATCAACTACAGTGCTACCTTTACAGTGCCAGTATAGTATTGCCATAACTAAAAAGCCCGCCGCCTGGGCGGGCCCCTATAAACGTGCGGCCACCTGGTTGCGGCACCAGGTGGCCTATTGTCAAAGGAGGGAACCTGTCGGCCCCATAGTAGGGCCTCTATTTGTCAAGTATAGAACAGGTTAAAATTATTTGTCAAGCCCTGAGTGTAAAACACGATGGCAACGCTGGCACATTGTTATGAGATTATAAGAATTATTGTTCCGAGTATCCCCATCTTTGTGATGCAAAATAAGGTTATCTTGGGCCATGCAGAATTGGCAACATTCTCCGTCCCGTTTTTTAATTATTAAATTAACAACCTTCCTGAAACCCTTTCTTACATTCATTGACTCATAACCAGACAATATCTGGTGGGCACGCTGGCGGCTAAAACCAAGTAGGTCGCCTATTTGTTGATAAGTTAAACCTTCGTTCCTTAAATCCTTAACTCGTTGCTGTTCATAATTCATGGTTTAATCATAGTTCTGTCAAGCTGATTTGTCAAGCGGATATACCCAAAAACAGACCGCAAATTACGCCATCAGCCTCGGTTAATTTCCACGCTGGGCCCTGGCAATACCACGCCGCCTGGTAAACTCGTAGTAGGTAATTTGCCTGGTGCGGGCCCCGCTACAGTAGTTCACCACCCGCCGTATTTTGGCCTGTATCACGTGCAACGGCTTATTCATTATGTCGGCCAGGGTGCCTTCGTCCCAGCCGTTGCCCAGGCATTGCTTGGCCAGCACGCCATCAGGCCCGCACATATCCAACCTGGTTTCAACATCAGCGGCTACAATAATGGGCACCTCAAAGTAGGCCCCGCCACGCCGCACCTTACGCCCGCCCGTATCGTAGTAGCCTGTTTCCACATGCTCGGGCGGCCAGTAACCGCTTTTCAGCGTGGCCAGGTTACTTAATATCCACTCCACCTGGTGCGGGCAATAGCAAATATCGGCGGGGCCGAACCACTTCGGCACGGCGGGGCAATCCTTCCATGACCTTCTTTCCTTGCGGCATTGCTGGCACTGGTTCATGGCTCAACCCTCCATTGAGGGCCAGGCGGTTGCCTCATTATGCGGTCAATCTCGTTTAGGGGTTCCGTAACCGTTTCAATTACCACGGGCGGGTCTTGGTGCACCCGAACAAAAAGCGGCTCATCAGGGTAGTTTTCGGCCTGGTATTGAATCAGCTTTATACAACCTTCATCGGTCAGCATGTCCCATAATCTCGGCATCTAGGCACAACCTCCCAGGTATAATCCATTGGCCAGGTTAAAACAGGGGCCTGTTTGTGGCTCTCAGTGCGTCATTGTCGTAGTGCCCAGCGTCCAGTTCACGCACCTTACGCCTGTAGTATATGGCCAGCACGGCCTTGTCGGGTTTTTGCCTTACCCGCTGGCGGGCCTGTAGCAAATTGAAGTCTGTTTCGCCCAGGTAGTTTTTGAACCATTGCACATGCTCAAGCGGGTGGTGTTCCAAATATATGTGGCACCCAGGGCAAAGGCCGGCGGCGTTGTCCTCGTCCCACCGCACGGCTTTGGTGGTGCGGCCTATGAAGTGCGAACACTGTAATTGCTTGTAGTCAGTCTTCCCAGCAAAGCACCGTTCACAGCCGTGCACCCTGGCCATAGCACGCTTGCGAATATACTCGCTAAACAGCGTGTCCAGCAGGTCTATTTTAGCCACCCTGGGCCCTCCGCTTATGCACTCCCAGCCTGGCGGTATTCCAGCCTATCAGGGCGGCATAAACCAGCACAAAGGCGGCCAGCACTTGCCACTCGCCTACCATAGCCAGCAACCAGCACATGCCACACACCACGGCCATTTTCAGCACCATTGCACCTGGAACGGTTATAAGTCGGAACAGGCCACGGCCCACGGGGTTAAGTTCCCTGGCATGGTAACGCCGCACGCCTATCCAGGTGGTTATACAGTCGCCCAGGTTAAGGGCTACCAGGGCCCAAGCCAGCGGCCACGGGTTAACTACCATCGGGCACCTCCTCTATCCCACCCAGGGCTTCACGGGCTATTTTACTCCAATCGTCCGTGGCCACCGCACCAGCCTCAAAGCCTTGCGGGTGTTCCTGGCGGTATTCGCTGGTTTTAACCAGGCCAAAGTATTCAAACAGGGTGGCCAGGCTGGCGGCCTCCTCCTCGGTAACCAGGCGGCTAATCATCACACTGGCCATACCGCTTGCCTCGGCGGTAACCGTTACGCTTTGCACCCTGTCCACGGGCTGGTCAAATATCTTGCACAGCACCAGCCCTAGTTCCTTACCAGTTACGGCTTGCATAATTCACCTCCTTTAATGCCAGTTGGGCGGCTTGGTCGTGTATTCGTTCCATTTCGGCTGGGTGTAGCAAATATCTCGCACCCTTACCTGGTAGCTTTTGGTAACAAAGCACCTCCGTGAACAAGCCCTTATCCAGCAACGCCGCCCACTGTGCGGCCACCAGCGGCTTTTGCTCGGGCACCCACTGGTAATATACCAAATAGTAATCGGCCCCACCGTATTTGTCCCTGAACTGGTGCTCACTACGGGCTACCTGGGCTTTGAGTAGCTTGTCATGCGGCACTGTCATAACCTCGCCCGTTTCCAGTAGCGTAATGTGCAACGGTTCCCGTTTGGCCAGGGCGGGCTTAACATAGCGTTCCTCGTTAACGCCCACCTGGCCGTGCCATAGTGTTTTAACCCTGCAATCCATTGTTCCCTCCTACATTTGAAAGTGCCGTAATATCCAGCCAATACCCGCCCCAGCCACAAACACAGCGGCTACCAGCACCCAGAACACAATCGGGTCAATCTGTATCATTGCTTACCTCCCACGGGCCGCCGCATGGCTAGCACGTTCTCTTTGCTGGGCATAGGTGCGGTATATTTCTCATGACCAGGTAGCACCAAGCCGCCAGGGGTGCGTTGGGCTTCCACTTTCACACTTATTTGGCACCACATGTAAAACTGTAACAGTTCCATGTGCATAGGGCATAGCGGTATCTTACCCAGCTTCTGTATGTGGCCTACGCTACCCACCACTATGCCCTCGGGCGGGGCGGGCACCACTACCTGGTTAGAGCACGGTGGGTAAACGCATTTTAATCTCACCTGGCCCTTGTTCCTTTCAGCTTCCCGTATTGCCTTACCTGTGGTCTTTTGTTCTTTCTTGCTCACTTGTTCCCTCCTTTACTGTTTTATCTAATACCATCTGGACTCTACACCCAAACAACCAACCCAGCAAATTGCACAGCTTTATAAACGCACACACCCGCTTGGGCGGCCTTAATTTGGCTTGTGCCGTGGCCCATACCGTGGTCTTTTGCTGTATATGGTTCATTTCACGCATAACCTGTTCCGTGTCCAATGCATCACTCCACAGCATTACCTCGCTTATGGGCGGCGGCTGGGCCAGCATCATGCTAATACCGCACCAGGGGCAATGCCAGCCCTGCTCAGTCTTCACCATGCTGTCGGCATCACACCGTGGGCAATAAGTCCAGCCCTGGCCAAGTATGGTGGTTAAATCGGGCCTCATGCTATTGCCTCGCTATTATCGTTAATACTATCTGCCAGGGCCGCATGATCGGGGCAATAATCAATGTTTAGGCACCGCTTAACCCTGTGCTGTTCACACAGCGGGCGGTCACATATGGGGTTGTTAAGGTCAAACTGCAATATGTAATCACACAGGTATGGTGCGGGCTTGCCACAAAGGTAGCATTTTGGTCGGGGTTGGCGGCGACCACATGCTATCATCGTGCCACCGTCAGGTAATTCAATCACTTGGCACGGCATTATCCACCTCCATTTTATGGTAACACTCTGCACATAGGTAGTGGCCATCGGTTCCGCAATATCCTTGCCAGCCACCTTTCCGTTTATTCCTGGGTTCGTAGGCATCACATGGGTCGGCTACACTCCTTACGCCAGGCACACCGTCAGGTATTTGGTTCCCATTAGCCGCCCTGGCCCGCCTCCACGCATACCTCATAAGCCATACCCAAAACTTAAGCTTCACTCCCCACCTCCTTTGCCCGCCGCATCTTGGCCTTAATCTCACGGTAGTCGGGCCCCTCAAGGGTAACGGTTACGCCTTCCTTTATGCGGCTACGTAGGCGTGGGGCCAGTTGGCTGGGTGCCAGGTTAGTGGTAAACACCGTGCATTTGCCCTCAAGCCAGCGGTGGTTAACCAGGGTGTCCAGTTTATCGGCCACCCACTCACTGGTTTTTTCTACACCCAGGTCGTCCAGTATCAGTAGGCTAACGCCTTTGGCAAGTTCAAACTGGCCTGGTAGCGGGGCCCCTGTTTCGGTTTCGGGCGGCTTGTCAAACTCGGCCCGCATAGCGTCTAACAGTTCGCTTACTTGCCAGTATTTTACAGTGCCCTTATCCTGGGCTAGCCAGTGCCAGCCTATACCCAGGGCCAAGTGCGTTTTGCCACGGCCTGGCTCGCCCACAAAGGTTAAAAAGTGGTGCTCGGGCTCACCCACAAAGGCCAGGGCGGCGGCATAAGCTGTTTTAGTGCCAGGGCCAGGCAAAAACTTCATCAATAGTAGCGTTTCGCTGGTGGCCAGCGGCATGCCGCTAAAGCGGGCCATACGGTCAAACTTCTCGTTCCGTTCCGCAACCTGTTCCTCGTCGGGCGGCGTAAAGTATTTTTCAGCGGCTTGGTCGAGTGGTAATGTCATTGTTCCCATTCCTCCTTTAATGTTTTGGTATCGGGTAGCGGCCTGGCACCTCTACTTGCGGCGGGTGCTTTGGCCGCCCGTTCACGGGCTATGTTAAGCCAGTTGCGTAAAGCCAGCTTCGGGCTTTTTAATTTACGCCTTGTATCAGCCTGGTAATCCTCAAACTTAGTAACCTCGGCTTCAAAGTTAAGGTCGGCATATTCAGCTACCAGTTTATTCAGCCAGGGCAATTCAAACATGTAACCCGCTATTTTGCGACCTTCTACTATTTTCTTTTGTATAGTTGTTTTCTTTTCTTTTGTGTTTGCCTCTACGGGTAACGATTTTGTTGCCTCTACGGGTAACGGGGTATTGCCTTGTTGGGTAACGATTGTGTTTGTTGCCTCTACGGGTAACAAGTTTTTAAGCCTATTCATTACCCCTACGGGTAACAATACCCACTTCTCATAGTCCTTTTGCACGCCATATTCCAGCTTGTAATTGTTGCCTCTACGGGTAACAATAGAACGACCCATTAAACTCTTGAGGGCATCGGCAA